ATACCGCCAGAAGAAATGGCAGAAGTAGAAGCTTCACAACTTCCTGATCAAGAAATGGAAGATAATTATGTAGATTTCGTAATGAATGAAGCTTTAGACCCAGAAGAACAAACATATTTAATGAATGCTTTAGAGGCAGACCCACAACTTAGTATGATTTTTGACAAAGTTGTAGATACTGCTTCTGAGTTTTCTGGTGCCGGAGAAGTAAACGGCCCCGGAGATGGTGTCTCAGACTCAATACCCGCCAGATTATCTGACGGTGAGTTTGTAGTCACTAAAAAAGCTACCGATCAACTAGGTGCAGACAACCTTCAAACTATGATGGATGAAGCTGAACGTGCCTTTGACGGTGGTTTAATGGAAAGAGACAAAAGCATAGAAGACGAAGAAATCAAGAAGTCTATGGTTGCTTCTAATCAAATGCCTAGTCTTAATGTTAGACAACGATAGCGGCTACCTTGAAAGTAAAAGCCCCATACTGAATTATCTGTACAAATAATTCATTATTATGGCTACCTTTTAAACTACCAAGCCCCGTGGAGGAAGTATAATGGCTGAAAGACAACCCGTAGAGGAGAAAGAACCTAACCCTTATAACGCAAAAAAATCTTGGCATGTACCGGATGGTAAAGTATCGGATAATGCAGATGGATTATTTTTTGCACCCAATGAAAAACAGGCCACGCCTTCAGAAGATTCTGAAACGCCCCCTGAAAAATCAAAGAGGGTAAATTATAAGAAAAGGTATGACGATCTAAAGAAACATTACGATAATAGACTTTCGGAATTCAAAAATAGAGAACAAGAACTTTTATCAGAGGCTGCATCTAAAGCACCTGCATACAAAGCTCCAAAATCTCTAGAAGAATTACAGAAGTTTAAAGAGCAAAATCCAGACTTGTATGAAACAGTTGAATCTGTTGCACATTTACATAGTGAAAGTCAAGTTGAAGGAGTTCGACAACAATTATCAGCTATCCAAGAACGTGAAGCTGATCTCTTAAAACGAGAAGCAGAGTCGACACTAAAAGCTAACCACCCTGATTTTGAAGATATAAGGGGTAGTGATGATTTTCATGGATGGGCAAAAGAACAACCTGAAGATATACAAAGATGGGTTTATGCAAATAATAGTAGTGCTGATTTAGCAAGTCGAGCTATAGACCTTTACAAGTTAGAAAAGGGTATAATTCAGTCACCACAAAAGCAGTCCAAACCTAGGAGTAAAGGGTCTGCTGCCGATATGGTGTCTACCAAAACAACGGCTGTAGATTCACAAGCTCCAAAAGTTTGGACAGAACGGGAAATTGCTAGAATGTCTATTGACGATTTCGACAAATATCAAGACGATATTCAAGAAGCCTTGTCAGAAGGCAGGATAGTAAAATAGTTATTTAAGGAGATATAATAATGGCTTATAACCAATCTGACCAATATTTTGAGCCAAGTACGGATACTGATGCTAACTTTGCTAACTCGGTCAGCGGTCAAAATAATTCTTTCTTTCTACCTGCTGTCTATTCCAAGACAGTTCTAAATTTCTTTAGAAAGTCATCTGTTGCAGAAGCAATTACTAATACAGATTACGCAGGTGAAATTAGGAGTTTTGGAGACTCTGTAAAGATTATCAAAGAACCTGAAATCACCGTATATCAATACGAGCGTGGTGCAGATGTAACGCAAATGAAGCTGACAGACCAAGAGATTACTCTTGTTGTCGATACAGCTAACGCCTTTAAGTTTAAAGTTGATGACATTGAAGCTAATATGTCTCATGTAAACTGGCGATCAGTTGCGTCTTCTTCAGCAGCATATGCTCTAAAAGATGCGTTTGATGAAGGTGTGATTGCAGTTCTATTCGCAGGAGTTTCTGCGTCTAGTCCTAATCACATTTTAGGTTCTGATAGTGCTACCGACCTCGCTGCTGGTACTTTTGACGGTACTGGTAATCTAGACATTGGATTTGCTGCTGGTGAGCATGATCCAATAGATGTGCTTTCTCATATGTCACGTTTATTGGATGAGCAGAATGTACCAGACGAGGGGCGTTGGTTCCTCGCAAATCCTGAGTTCTATGAGCAACTTGTTCAAAGTTCCTCTAAACTCTTGTCTGTTGATTACAATGCAGGGCAAGGTTCCATCAGGAACGGCTTAGTATCATCTGGAAAGTTACGTGGGTTTGATATGTATAAGACTAACAACATTGCCTCGACATCTAATGCCGCAGGTAAATGTATTGCTGGTCACATGTCAGCTTGTGCAACTGCTCAGACTATTACAAGTACTGAAGTTTTACGTGATCCTGACAGCTTTGGCGATATAGTACGAGGACTCCATGTATATGGAGCTAAAGTACTACGAGCTAATGCGTTATGTTCCGTATTCTACGGTATCGACTAGTAGAAGTAGAATTAGGGGAGGGGGTTGAAATATACCCCCTTTTCCTATTAAAGGAGAATTTATGCCTCAAATTGGTAGTGAAAAAAAACCAATGATAATAACTAAAAAGAAAACTGGCAGAACGCTAGGTCTTATGGGTCGTTGGTACACCAAAGAAAACAGAGATAAATATGCTGAAAATTATCATAGGATTTTTGGGAATAAAACGGAGGATAAGAAAGATGCCGAAAGTTAATGGAGTTCATTATCCTTATACAAAAGCAGGTAAAGCTGCTGCTACTAAAGCAAGAAAAAAGAAACAGAAAAGGAATAAGGGTGGTTGTGTAAGAGCAATGCCTAACTAAAATTATGGCTACTACATTTCTCCAACTAACAAACGAATTATTAAGAGAGTTGAATGAGGTCGTATTGACTTCTTCTACTTTTTCAGGTGCTGTAGGAATACAGGCACACGCAAAAGATTGTATTAATCGAGCATACCTAGATATTGTAAATGAAGAACCTCAGTGGCCTTTTCTGGCTACTGCTGAAAGTGGTGCTACTGATCCTATGTATGGAAATGTTTATGTAGAAACTACAGCAGATACTAGATGGTATGAACTAAAAGCAGCAAGTTCTGATATAACTGCTGACTATGGTTCTATAGATTGGGATAATTTTTATCTAACTACAATAGGAGTTTCAGGTGAATCTGCTCCTTATGTTTCAAAGAACTTAAGATTTCTTACTACTGAGAAGTGGAAAGATTTTAGAAGGTCTATAGAGAATGCTGATGATGCTGATGCAGCCGTAGGTGGAGAACCTAACTTTGTTATTAGAAGTCCTGATGCAAGGAAGTTTGGATTAAGTCCTATTCCTGATCAAGTATATCGTGTATGGTTTTATGCCTTTGATTTACCTACACAGCTTTCAGCACATGGAGATACAGTAGTTTTTCCAGATATGTATAAGACAGTTGTTCTAGCTAAGGCTAGATATTATACTCATCAATTTAAGGATAATCCTCAAATGTCAGCCTTTGCCTTAGATGACTACAAAAAGGGATTAAAGAGTATGAGAGAAAATTTAATAGGAACAGTTCCTCTCTATATGTCGGATGATAGAGTTAGGTTTGACTAAATATGCAAGCATACGGTTTATCATGCAAAGGGGGTCTGAACACTAATCTAAACCAATTTGAAATGCTCAAACAACCGGGATTTGCTACAGAGTTAATGAACTTTGAAGTTGATCCAGATGGGGGCTATCGAAGAATAAATGGTTATACTTTATTTGGTGGAGGTAGTGCTGCAAGACCCAATAGCTCTAATGGTATATTAGGGCTATTTGTTTATGCGGACGGGTTAATTGCTTGTTCCGGCACAAATATTTATTTTACTTTAGATGGAATAACTTGGCTACAAATAAATCGCTCAAGCGTAGATAGTGGTGGAGATGATTATTCTACATTTACCGCAAGAAGTACAGCAGCAAGAACAAGCCAACAACAGGCTTCTTTTACTGTATATGAAGGAAGTAGTATTTATGGTGAGGTAGTAATTACTGATAAAGGCTCTTCTGCTAAACCTGCTCTTTTTAAAATGACAGGTACTGGTGCATTATCTGGTAGAACTTTTTTCTATGAAGAGATTACAGTAAGTGGTGTTGTTTATCCTAAATATTGTGTAATGCACGATAAGCATTTAGTAGTAGCAGGAGCAGCTACAGCACTTAATACAATTTATTATAGTGGCACAAGTGATATAAATGATTTTACTGCTTCAGGTTCTGGAAGCATTGTATTAGATGATCAAGTAGTAGGATTAAAAAGCTTTCGAGGAGATTTAATTATCTTCTGTAAGAATAGTATCTATAAATTATCTAATATAAATGATGCTAGTAATATAGCCATAACACCTATTACTAAGAACGTAGGTTGTTTAGATGGACACAGTATTCAAGAAATAGGTGGCGATCTTATATTTTTAAGTCCTGATGGATTTCGTCTTGTTGCAGGTACAGCACGTATTGGTGACGTAGAATTAAGTTCTGTATCTAGAAATATACAATCTGTTGTTTCTACCTTAGCTGCTTCAATAGATTCATATGTAATAACTAGTGCAGTATTAAGAAGCAAATCACAATATAGACTATTTTATAGTTCTACTTCAGGAGCTACAGATACTTCACTGGGGATTATAGGAACAATGACACCAGAAGGATTTGAGTGGTCACAAACTACAGGTATTAAAGCACACGGTCTAACGTCAGGATTTAACTATTCTAATATAGAAAAAGTATATCATGGAGATACAGAAGGATATGTATATAATCATAATACTGGCAACGACTTTAATCCAGCAGGAACACAAACAAATATAAATGCTAGATATAAAACACCTAATTTTGATTTTGGAGATGCAGGCACATTAAAATCAATGCACTATGTAAAAATATCTATGACCCCTGAAGGTACAGTACAGCCTTCTTTAAAAGTATCTTATGATTACGATGATCTTAATAAATTACAACCATCTAATATTCAATTAGATAGTATCCCTACTCCTGCTGTCTTTGGAGCAGCCGAGTTTGGAGATGCTTATTTTGGAGCTTCAGCAGACCCAATGGTTAGACAAGCAGTACAGGGAAGTGGACACAGCCTAGCTTTAAAGATATTTAGTCAAGATACTAAAGCACCTTATTCAATTAATGGATTTTATATAGATTATAGACCTTCTGGTAGGAGATAATAATGGCTACAAGTTATACTAGACAAAGCAGTTTTTCAGACGGAGATACGATTACTGCTGCATTATTTAATGATGAATTTAATCAGCTTCTGACTGCTTTTTCATATGCTTCTAGTTCAACTACTGGACACAGGCATGATGGTACAGCCGCAGAAGGCGGTAATGTTCATACTATCGGTGATCAGGATTTCTTAAATAAAATAGTAGCTGACGATTCAAATAATCGTTGGGGAGTTTTTGTTGAAGTTTCAAGTGCGGCAGTAGAACAAGTAAGATTTCAGGATGGAGTAATAGTACCTGTAACAGATAATGATATAGACTTAGGTACTAGCTCAGTTGAATTTAAAGATGCCTATTTTGATGGAACAGTTACTACAGATGCTTTAACAGTCGATGTAAACGCAACTGTTGGTGGTACACTAGGAGTTACTGGGGCTTTAACTGGTTCTAGTACAGTACAAGGGACAACAATAACTGCTACTACAGCTTTTGTACCTGATGCTTCAGATGGGGCAGCTCTTGGTACGTCTTCCTTAGAGTTTAGTGATTTATTCCTTGCAGACGGTGCCGTTATAAATTTTGGTGATGATCAAGATATTACACTTACTCATACTGCTGACACAGGATTAACAACTAACGGTACTTTTCAAGCTACAACTATTACAGCAACAACAGCATTTGTTCCAGATGCTTCAGATGGAGCAGCACTAGGAACAAGCGCATTAGAATTTAGTGATCTGTTTCTAGCAGATGGAGCTGTCATTAATTTTGGAGATGACCAAGATGTTTCTCTAACTCATGTAGCTGACACAGGTCTTCTTATTTCGAGTACTGACCAACTTCAGTTTGGTGATTCAGGTACTTATATTTTTCAATCAGCAGATGGAGTATTAGATTTAGTAGCTGATACTGAGATTGAGATCAATGCTACTACTATAGATATTAATGGTGCTGTTGCAATGGACGGTGCTATGACAGGTGGCACTGATATTACTATATCAGGAGAATTAGATGCAGCCACACTAGATATATCAGGTGATGCTGACATTGATGGAACTCTTGAAGCAGATGCTTATACTGTAGATGGAACAGCCTTAAACGAATATATCGCTGATACAGTAGGAGCTATGGTTGGCTCCAATACAGAAACCAATATTACAGTAACTTATGAAGATAGTGATAATACTTTAGATTTCGTTATAGGAACTCTAAACCAAGATACTTCGGGTACTGCCGCTATTGCAACAACAGTAACTATAACAGATAATGAAAGTACAAATGAAACTAATGCTATTATCTTTACAGCAGGTGGAGATCTTGACGGAGGAAATTTAGGTTTAGAGTCTGATGGTGATTTAACTTATAATCCCTCTACTGGCCTTCTTTCAAGCACAGGTGTTACCGCCTCTGGCACAGTAACTTTTGGAACACTCTCTGATGGAACAATAGGAGTTACTGCTTGGGTTGATGAAGATGATATGTCTACAGATAGTGCAACTCTTGTGCCTACTCAGCAATCTGTAAAAGCTTATGTAGATAGCCAAACAAGCGGTTCAGGCTCAATGTCATCATTTATCTTAGAAGATGATGATGGTACAGAAGTCTCTATTTCAGATGCTGAAGAAGTAAAGTTTATTGGTTCAGGTATAACTACAAACTGGACAGACACAACTCCCGGCTCAGATGCTGATCCTTTTGATATGACATTTACAGTAGATGCAGCACAGACAGGAATTACTTCTATATATGCTACTGATTTAATAATGGGAGAAGACTCTGAGACTGCTATTGATTTTGGAACACCAAATGAAATTGACTTTAAAGCAGATAATGCTGCAAGACTAACTTTAACCTCATCAGCATTATATCCCGTAACTGATAATGAAATAGATTTAGGTACAGCCTCTCTAGAATTTAAAGACGCTTTCTTTGATGGTACAGTTACAGCAGATGCCTTTGCAGGGCCATTAACAGGTAACGTAACAGGTAATGCGTCTGGTACAGCACTAACAGTAACACAGGCTGCTCAAAGTGCCATTACAAGTTTAGGAACCTTAACAACTTTAACAGTTGATAATGTTATTATTGATGCCACAACAATAGGACATACCAGCGATACAGACTTAATGACATTAGCTGATGGAGTTTTAACAGTAGCCGGAGAAGTCTCAATGACTACTCTAGATATTGGAGGTACTAATGTAACAGCTACCGCAGCAGAATTAAATATACTTGACGGAGTTACAGCAACAGCAGCAGAGTTAAATCTAATAGATGGCGTTACAGCCACTACTGCTGAACTAAATTATTCAGACGGTGTTACTTCTGCAATACAAACGCAAATGGACACTAAAGCATCAACAGGCAAAGCTATTGCGATGGCTATGGTCTTCGGTTAAAAGGAGAAATATATAAATGTCAGCCCCTAATGTAGTAAACGTAGCAACCATTACCGCAAAAACAGCACAAGTAGCTGTTGGTACGTCTGCTACAGAAATCTTATCAAACGCCGCCAGCAGTAGTAAGGTTCTGAAAGTTAATATGCTTATAATTACCAATATAGATGGTAGTTCTGCTGCGGATATTACAGTTAATTTATATCCAGAAGATGATATAGGTGGAACAGGGGTAGCTATTGCTTCAACAATATCTGTACCCGCAGATTCTGCTCTTATTGTGCTGGATAAGACTACTGCTATTTACTTAGAAGAAGATACTTCTCTAGGTGGTATTGCAGGCGCAGCTAGTGATCTAGTAGCCACAATTAGTTATGAAGAAATCTCGTAAGGAGTAGGCGATGCCTATAGGTGACACTCTCGGCGGCTTTATACGTCCCGGTTACAATCCGTTATTAGTAGCGGATGCGCCCACTATTGGAACAGCTTCCTCAGGAGGCAGTTTAGCAATCTCTATAGCTTTTACTGCGCCCTCGGATGTGGGTGGTGGTGCGATAACGAGTTATGAGGCCGTAGCTACCGACACTGTTACTGCTGCGGTCTTTACGGGAACTGCGGCATCTTCTCCTGTTACGATTACAGGTTTAACTGAAGGCCAATCGTACACTACTACTGTTACCGCTATTAATGCTTACGGGCCAAGCGGTACAAGTGCCGCAAGTAATAGTTTTCAAGCAGCCGTAGCCCTAGAGTTTTGGGCATGGGGTTATAACGCTGACGGACAGTTAGGCCAAGAAAATACCACTAACTATTCTTCCCCCGTACAGGTTGGTGCGCTCACTGATTGGGCGCAGGTTTCAGCCGGAACTAACGGGTCTACGCTTGCTATTAAAACCAACGGCACTCTTTGGGGGATTGGAAACGATCAAAGCTTAGGTTTAAACGATACTGTTAATCGTAGCTCTCCTACCCAAGTCGGCGCACTTACTACTTGGTCACAAGTAGGAATGGGTACTTTCTTTGCTATGGCAGTAAAAACAGATGGCACCCTTTGGTCGGTGGGTGGTAGTGGGAGTAATGGGCAACTAGGCCATAATAATACGACTAGCTATTCCTCACCTGTACAGGTCGGCGCACTTACTGATTGGTTACAAGCAGCGGGTGGTTATGAGTTCGCCACAGCCGTTAAAACTGATGGCACTTTATGGGCTTGGGGAAAGAACACTTATGGACAGTTAGGTCAAGGCAATACCACCGACACTTCTTCTCCGGTTCAAGTCGGCGCATTGACTGATTGGGCTAAAGTGGCCTGTGGGCAACAGTTTATGATTGCTACAAAAACAGATGGAACACTGTGGGGCTGTGGTCGTAACAACGATGGCGCGTTAATGCAGAATGGTACTACTGATTGCTCCTCCCCAATTCAGGTAGGGGCGTTGACTAATTGGTCTAAGATTTCAGGGGGTGGAGATACTAATACAGGTTTTTCTGCTGCTATCAAGACTGACGGTACAGCATGGCTTTGTGGTGCTGGGAACTATGGTACTATGGGTCAAAGTAATCCCCTTATTTATTCTTCTCCTGTTCAGCTTGGCGCACTAACCACTTGGTCTGAAATTAATTGTCAAAAAAGAACGGTTACGGCTATTAAAACTGACGGCACTATGTGGGCATGGGGTTGGAACGGTTACGGAGCATTAGGTGACGGGGGTACTACGTCGAGAAGCTCTCCAATTCAAGTCGGCGCACTTACTACATGGACTAAACAATCAACGTCTACACAAGGCCAGTTCTCCTCTATGGGTCTTAAAACAGTATCATAATATGAAAACGAAATTATATCCAGAGGTAACAGATGCCTAATTACTCAGGTAAGTGGAAGCTACCCACTGTTATGCAAGCCGAGGGTGCTGGTAACTGGCCCCTGCCGCCGTTTGCGTACGGAACCTTATGGATGTGGGGCTATAATTCGGTTGGACAGTTAGGTCAAGGCA